TAGCTGCTACGGTAGAAGCTGTAGCCACTAACCAATTAGCAGCATATACAAGAGCTACAGTAGCTAATGCAAATAAAGCACCATGTACGAACCATGCATTTTCTTGTAACCAGCCAAATACTTGTTGACCTGTCGTTAATACTTGTTTAAATGCATAGGATATTTCATTGAATACATTTTTAATAATAGGTGCTATATACTGAATATTATTTTCTATGCTATCGACAAACTGTCTAAATTCTGGCGAATTAGCTAACTCATTAACAGCATCGAATAACGGAGCAAATGCATATTCTGCTACTGATTTAATATCAGTGGCCCAATCAGCAAATGTATGTGGCAATTTACGATACGCTGCTTCAATTTCATCAGCATTATCTGTCATAGCCTTCTTAATCACTTCGGCTGTAACTTTACCTTCAGAAGCTAGTTTCTTTAATTCACCACGAGAAACACCCATAGTTTTAGCTATGATGTTTTCAATCATCGGAGCATTTTCAGCAATAGAACGGAATTCATCGCCCTGTAACTGACCAGAAGCTAAACCTTGTGTTAACTGAATCATAGCATTCTTTTTATTTTCGCCAGTCGTACCACCGATAGCCATAACTTTGTTAATTTTTTCAGCGAAATCGACGGCTTCTTTAGGGTCTGGGAAAGCATCATGTGCTGATTGTGATAATGTGGCTACTGTTTCAGCCATAGAAGCATATTCAGTACGAGAACGTCTTGCCGATTCATAAATTTCTTTATTTAAGGCTGCTACGTTACCTTGTTCACCGACTATTAAACCGAGTCTGGCTTGTATAGATGAAAATTCTTGTGCCATGTCGAATACATGACCAATAGCATCACCGACTTTTTGAATAGCTGCGGCTGCTATATTCGCACCGAGCGAACCTAAAAAGATAGCTTTTAAATTCGATAAAGAACCGTTTGTTTTATTAGCAGCATTACCAGTA